ATCAATAAATCCTTCGTAGTTCCATTCCATTGGGATAAACAAAGAGTATAAACCAGACTTTGTCTGGCCATTTCTGTTTCTTTTTGTAACGTCTGAAGCATTGTATAGTTTTTTAAAGTTCTCACCTCCTTTGTCTAAAGCATTTGATGTTGATCCCATCATACACTTACCGATGATTCTAGATCCTAATCTTAAACAAGTTTTTGTAACTCTCCAGTTATTAAGTATATTCTCAGGTCTCTCCCATTTACCAGCCTCGTCATGCACTAGTAGCGCTAGTTTCTCACCATCATAACTATTGTCTCCTGTGTTCTTCCAGTCAATTGTTGTATCTAATCCTTCTAAGTCTTCTATCTTTTCGTTTGCTGTTATCTTTTTTCTAGTGAACCTCGTGGACGGCACTCTGTATGCTAGCTCTGTTTTCGGGCGATCCATACCATCTTGAATAGGTTTAAAAAAGAATGGATAGTTTATACTAATAGGAACTACTTTGTCGGTAAACATTTTTTTAGCATCAGCACCTGTTTTAGATAAGATACCAAATCTACTATCACCTGCAAGAGTGGCTAAGTTAACGGTTTCAGCGGAAGACATAAAAGAAAAGCCAGATCGTCTGTTTTTAAGGTAGCACATTCCATAACATCTTTTATCTGCTTTACAGGCTTCCCAGAATATAAAGAATAATCTGTTTGCCTCTCTAAAGTCTGGTGCTCCAACATCAATCTTACTCCATTGTAAATACATGTAGTGAGTACCTGGCATCCAAGTTGCCTTGCCATTGTTAGTGAACCAAAACCCCTCTTCTCTTCTTTTGAACTCTTCGTCTATATAATCGTACCATTGTTCTTTTTGATCCTCCGGATAAGCACGCCAATCAAAGATGTTCTTTAAGCGCTCCAATTCTTTCGGTTGAGTAAATCTAACCCATTTATCTTTAGCGTTGCTATACACATCCTTAGGCACCTTAGGTAGAGCGATAACTAGATCTTGTATTTGTATGATTTCTCCTATCTGTCCATCACGCGATAGCACTATCAAATCTTGTTCTTTGTTGTAACCGTACTTCCACTTCCTACCCTTGTTCATTCTGGATATAGTGGTAAGCTTTATTGGCTCGACTGTTTTAACTAAGGTTTGCTCGTAGATCATTTAGATCTACCTTCAGCGAATCCTTTAAAGGTTTTATCCTTCACGTCTTCTATTGCTTTTCCTTCCAATAAGTTCTCCTCCTCTTCAATCCTGCTAAGTATTTCAAACGCATCAAATATAGCTAGCTTCTTCGAAGCTGCTGCGTTCTTCAGCTTGTCAGCTGTTAAATCATCTTCAGAGTCAGTGACAATAGCTTCTTTAGCTACTTTTATTAACTCCTCCACTGCTTTGTGCCCAGCCTGGATTATATTCTTCTTCGTTTCCTTGACGTTCATATTTGATTGTAATAAAATTAGATAAAACTCGATATAGTCTCTCGCCATCAACGATAAACTCGTATTCACTACTTGGTCTAAAACCAACTAGATCGTTCACTTCGACTGTACCGTCTGAATATTTAACGATACCTTGTAAGGGTTTCTCAGCCTCAATATCAAACTGGTTTGTATTTTTTAAAGGCATTACAAAACAATATCCTTTAGGGCAAATCCAACCATCATCTCTTTTATATAAAAAGATTTGGTCTGGCGCTACAAGATATGTAGACTCATTAAAAAAGCTTCTACTGTTTCTTTCTACGCCCTTAATGTCATGCCACCTTCTAAATACATTGTGGTGTACCAGTATAGTGTCACCTCGCATTATATCCGGGTGACCAACCATAGGAGTGGAAACCACCGTGGCTTCTCTATTAACAAACTGATGATTATAAATCTCAGTGTTTAATATTAGCTCACCACCGTCCACTTCTTTAGTGTTGTTATATCTACCTCCTTTTGGCGCTATAACAAAGTCATAAACGCTTGTCATTAGTACTGCAGATTATACTCTACTGATACCGCCATGTTTTTATTAAAGTCTTTCCAAGGCAAAACATCTTTACCTTTTTTAATATAAACGGAGAACTTATCTTTCTCCTCTATGATATCGCAGATAGTATGACCACCATACACTTCTTGCCCCACGGCATAGTGCATAGCGTCATTCTTATAGTCTTTGCCAATACTAATCTTTCTTATCAGCTTCGCCATTTTCTATCGGATAATTTATAACACCTGTTTGAATATCAATATCAAACGTTCCATACTCTAGTTCAAAGTCAGCCTGTAGTTTTTTCAATGTATCTCTTAGACCCGCTACGTTGTGCATTATTTCGTGTTTCTTTATTTCCATGACACCAATCTCTACTTGACTGTTGTTGAGAGCATTTATTGTGTCTTGAACATCCTTCAACTGTTGCTGATTGATTTTTTCTGGTTTAGATTTAAAATCTATTATTTTTTCTTTTTTTGCCATTTTATTTGATTTAAGTTAATTTATTAAGTATATAGTTACACGTATATGCGAGTTATTAGAACGGTACATTACCGGTTCCTGTTGTAACGTTACAACCACCGTTTTTTGTAAAATCATATCCTCCTCCTGAATGATCATCAGCACCATCAGTGTCGTCCATAGGTAACCAAACTAATAAAGCATTTGCTTGTGCTTGTGTGTAACTGCCAACACCCTGCTCACCCGCTGTCGTTGGGTTTCTCATTGCCGCACCACCAGCGTATAGATATTTTGCGGCAGCAAGATCTAACTCAACACCTTTCCAAGCCATGAACTGACACATCTTACCAGATAAATCATTCAAACCACCTGCCCTTCCAATAAGAATAGCAGTGCCTGTATCAACCATCTCACCACCACTACCACCCGTATTATTAGTGTCGGTTTGTAGAACTCCATTTATATACAACTTCCAACCTGTTAAGTTTCCATCGTGAGCCCAAACGTGATGCTCCCAATTAGTGTTAAATTGATTTTCAATAACTCTTCTTTTATAACTTTGATTTCCTTGGTAAGTATCTAAGAATAAACCACCATTTGCACTAGTGTGGTAAAAATGTCTATAAGAATTACCGCCACTACCGCCATATTTTGAAATTATACCATAAGGAGCATTTGCCACGTCTCTCTTCATCCAAAAAGAAAAACTATGTTTTTCGTTACTAGTGCTACTAGCGCTACCATCTGTAAATTCCCATTTATCATCTGAATCAGCATCAGCAAGAGAAAGAAAATCACCACTCCCGTCAAAAATAAATGACTGAGTATTCGTGATGGTATTAGTGGGACCGCTACTTAGGTAATCTACGTGAGCGGCACTTAAACCCATGCCTAACATTATTTACCGAAGTAACAAATCACACCACTTGCAGAAGGTTGGAACGCTGTCCATCTTCCATAAATAGTAACTCCTTTTGGATATACTTGTGCAGCAGCAGTTATACCACCCGCACCTTGTTCAGGGCCTAAGAATATTAGGTGTTGATTTACAGCTGGTGTTATTTGTGCAGATAACTGAGGATCTCCGTTATCAGCTATGCCAGTAACAAATACACCTCGTTTATTTGGGCCAGAGTATATTGGCACAGGAGTTTCTGTGTCTATAGTTAAACCAGATCCTTCGTGATCAGCGTCTAAAACCAATAATACAGCTTGCCCTACTTTTATCTTACCCGTAGTGGCTGATACCGAAACGTCAGCCCCAGCCGTGAAAGTAGCTGCTGTGTCACAGTTCGCTTGTGCAGAGCCTTGAAAGTTCATGTAGTCATCGGCCACGCCTACTACGTCGGTAGTCGTTCCACTAATTGAAACGTAACCAGGACCTCTAGTGTCTAATTTTTCTGGCGTTAATACTGTCGGTGTGTTGTCTGATAAAAATTGAATAGCAACTATAACCATATCTTGTGGTGGTACTATTAATTTTTCAAGATCTGTATAAGCACTACCTAGCTGACCAAAGCCATAAGCAACTTCTGTTGAATTTTGTCCCATAATTTATTTTTTTACTTTTTCTAATGATCGTCCACCGAAGTAGGCACCGATCACGGTTATTAATACTAGTTGTAATAAGTCTACCCACGAGGACTTAACCTCAAACTGAATGGTTCCAGCGTCTATAAATATCATCAATACTGTTGATACTACTAGAAATATTAGAACTAGTGGTCTTATGTTTTTGCTAAGCCATGAATCGGATTGCATATCCATTTTCCATCGCTCAGTTACTTGTTTTTGCATTTCTGCTTCATAGCTCGCTACAAGCTCTTTAATCTTTAGTTCAGCCGCTAGCTTCTCGTCTTTAGATGTATGTAGGTTATCTATAACACCACCTACGCTTTCTACAAGTTTAGCTGCTCCGCCAGATAGTAGTTTAGTTAAAATACTCATTAATCGTTTTTTTGCCTACCAATACTAAACACGCCTTCGTCTCTCATTTTGTCTTCAAGATTACCCATATCGTGATCAGATGAGTCATCCAAAGTTGATTTACTTTTAATAGCTTTAGTTGTTGGATTAGGTGTTATAGTTAAATAATCTGTAGATTTAACCTCTGGCTCATATCCAGGTTTTCCTGGAGTACCCGGTGCATCTGGATCTACTTTTCCACCTTTCTTTTGCTTTATACCTGGCAGCGTGTGCCCATTCATTTTGTATGCCATAATTTTTGTTTATTAATTTGTTATTCCCAAGGCATTTTTTCCCAAGGAAAATCCTTACTGCCTTCTGGTAACCATTGTTTATCAAAGTATATCTTGCCTTCTTTTCTAGGGAAAATTTCTCCCTGCCATCTAATAGCCTCATCGCTGTAAGCTAACTTACCAACCTTCATGTCAGTCATATGTATCATCTCATGCATTAGTACATGTTTTTCCATATCACTACCTGGTTTTAACTTCTCATGTATAAATATAGAACCATCGTTATTGGCTTCTCCTAAAACGCCTCCCTCTAAGGATTTGCGTAAAACTGGGGTTCCTGGAATAGAAGTATCGGTATCCTTAAAAGAAAGCTTTGATTCCACTTGCCCTTGGTTAAGCGTGTTTTGTCTTTGTGAACCTAGTTTAAATCCCATTATCTATCTTTGTCTTTTATCATATCATCTATAGATTTATTAAAAACTTTGTCAGTATATGTTGTATTGTTATAGAAAACACTTCTCTCGGAAGTGGGTAAATCCTCTTCACCCAGTAGAACTCTATATATCCTACTTATTACTTGTGAGCATTTAAACGATGTCTTGAATACTGAATACTTTATAGTAGTTCTGTTCCTGTGTCTCCACGTTTCAATCCATCCTTCTCGCTTTAATCTCTCCCAACGGTTTTTATCCCAACTCATGGTGTAAACTCCGTTAATAAAATCATTTCGTGTAAATCTTCCTTTACAATCTAAATAAATTAATAGTTCTAAGTCTGCGTCATTTAACCCGTAAGTCTTACAAGCC